TAATTCTAATAAAGTATGAAACATTACTTCTCTATGCATAATAGCTCCTGCATTTGAAACTTGAGAATCAGATTTAATATTATTTTCTCTACTTTCTAATAAAAGAACCGATGTAAAAAAATAACATAAGTCTTTTGATAAAATATCTTTTAAATGTAAATATTTTTTATTTTCAAATTCTTCTTTTATTCTTTCTTCTATATTCATTTATTTTTATCCAGTAGTAGGTCCTAAAATTTGCCCCGTATCAGTTAATGTTACATAAGAATATCCATTAATTGAATTTCCTGAATTTCCACCAATTCCACCACTACCATCATAAGCATTTGCACCATTTCCACCAGGTTGACCATAACCTCCACCATATCCACCTGGGAAAGATCCAGGTCCTGGGTCTCCTCCAGTAGTTAAACCACCTGGTGTTCCTGGTCTACCTTCTCTAGGTCCACCTCCACCTGCATTTCCATAAGTAACTCCACCTCCGCCTCCTCCACCGTAAGCTCGTCCTCTAGCTGCTTGTCCAGCTCCTCCACCGCCACCGCCTCCGCCACCAGCTACTGTACCAGTGTTTACTAAAGTAATAGGTCTAGATGCTAATAATGCAGGTCCACCCGGTGTTCCTGGGAAACCAGGGTTATTTGCTCCTGGTCCATGGGCTCCTTGTGCAGATCCTCCATCACCACCTCTACCTACAATTACACCATTATTGGTTATAGTTACTTTACTTGTTGCAGGAAAAGATGCAGGAACTAAAAGAGCACTGGTACTAGGAGATCCTGAGTGAACGCTTACACCTGGATTTATAGTTAATGATACGTCTGCAGCTTTAACTCCATCCCATCCAGCAGTTATGGCTGCATTATAAAGATCATAATCTTGTGTAGTTGATGAAATAGTTAAGATAACTGGAAAAGCACCTGCTCCACCAAATAATCCAAATCCTCTTGCAGAAGCTCCTCCTCTTGTACTTTTAATAGGCATTCTTTCTACTCCTTATTTAAACTGAGTTTGACTTGCTAATACTGTAAAAGTTGATGTTGCTGTTTTAATAGCTGTATAAGTGTAAACATCTGTAGCAGAAGCATTTCCTTGAGTAGGAGTTGATCCGCCTTGCCATAAAGGTGTAATATTTGTTCCATCTATTTGTACGTTTGTTGTATAATATGCTGTTCCACCTTGAGTTGCTAAAAATGCAACTGTAATAGATTCACCTGTTGCCATGTAAGAATTTAAAGAAACAGTAGAACTTCCTCTTAAATTTACTTTAAATGCTGCGTTTGCTGCAACAGTGTAATAAAGAACTGCTTGTGTAATTGTATCAAAATTAATTGTTCCTCCAGCAGCTGAAGCCGATACTGTAGTAGTTTCAGCTAAACTTTTAATTTTTCCACCACCAACAAGAGCAACTTTACCAATTCCATTTGGAGTAAGTGTAATATTTCCATTTGCGCCATTTGTTAAAACAATTGATCCAGCATTAGATCCAGAATTAGTATTAACAGTTAAATCACCAGCACCATTAGTAGTTAATGTTGCCGCAGCTGCTGAATCTCCAACTCTTACTATATCAGCATTTAAATAAACATCTCCTGTTCCATCTGGAGTTATATTTAAATTAGCATTAGATCCTGAAGCAGTTATAATTGAATTTCCATTAACATCTAAATCTCCACCTAATTTTGGAGAAGTATCATAAACAATTGCTGCTAATAAACCTGTATTAATAACATTTGTTCCATCTGAATATATAATCTTTGTAGTTTTATCTGTAGTTGCCCAAGTAACACCAGTTCCAGATACTGTTTTAAACTGAACTGTAAAAGCTCCGCTTGTACCATTAACTACTGTGTAAACTTTACTAATCCCATCTGGAATAGTTACAACTTGGTTTCCAGTAATAGTTCCTGTTAATTTTATAACAGCATTACGTGCATTTGAAATTGCACCGTTTAACATTGTAAGAGCCGTTGTTTGAGCTCCCCCTGCAATTGAAACTGATTGATATCCAGTAATAGACTGTTGTAATAAATTTAAATTTGTATTTGTGATTTGTCCCCATGTACCAGCATTTTCGCCAGTAGCCATTATCGCTAGTTTCAGGTCTGTTGAATAAGTTGTTGCCATATTTTTCCTATAAGTGTTTTAAAATATTTATGCGGCTGTGTCAACTGGTGTCCAATTAACAGTTTGACCGGTATTTATTGTTTCCCAAGCCGTAACATATAACTGACCAGTAGTTGTTGTCAAGTTAATTCCTGTTACATAAACATTAGCTGATTGTCGTGTAATAACATCATTTAAAGATAATGTTAATAATTCACCAGTAATATCAACAGGGGTATTTAATTCTACAGTTACATTACCAATTCTAGATACATATATTGGTGGGTCTTGTTGTACAGGAACATTAACATCTATTTTAACAGTAGCATTACCTATAACACTTGTTAATTGTAAACCTGTTAAATTAGCATCAGGACTTGCATCTGCTACTCCTTCAGTTAATGTTAACTGTCTGCCTGTCACAGGAACATTTGTATCTAATCTTATATTTAAAGAACCAACAGTTCCTGTTAATTGTTGTCCGAATACTTCAGCATCTGGACTTGAATCAACCACACCTTCAGTTAAAGTTAATTGTTGACCCGATATAGAAATATTTGCATCCGCTGTTACTACTGCAGCTGCGTGTATTTTAACTTGAGATTCTTTAGGATGATCTGCAGCAATAGTACCATTAACCCCTCTTACTAAACCTTCTAATATAAATGTGTCATAATCAAATTCATAAATAGATTTAGACATGTAAAAAGCATATTCATCTTGGAATCTAACAATACCTGAACTAGGTATATCATTATAAACGTTTAAATTATTAACAAACGCACTAGTATCGTACGTTGTCATTGAGTCATGTAGTGTTGTATATAAATAAGGAAGTAGTTCTAATTCTAATAATTGTTCTCCAGTTACAAGAACTGTTGCAGGTATAGAAGCAGTAACTGAATTTAAAGATGTAGTTAATTCTTGTCCTGTTAAATCAGCTGGAGTATTTAAGTCTATTGATACAGAGTCTAATGATAAAGTTAATAAATCATCTGCTACAGGTACATTAGCATCTCCTAAAATAGTAGGATCTCCTAAATATACAGGAACTTGTTCACCACTAGCACTAGCATCTGGACCTACATCAAGTTCTCCTAATTGAGTATTAATTGTTTGACCTGTTGCATATACATCAGAAGTAGAAGCTTTTATAAATACATTTCCTTCAACTATATTTAATTGTTGACCTGTTATAGAAGTATTTGCAGCTCCTTTGGTAACTACTGAATTTTCAGTTAATGTTAGTTGTCTACCAGTTAAAGGAACGGTTGCTGTTCCTTTTGTTGTAACATCGTTTAATTGAGATACTAATCTTAAACTTTCATCACCAATTACTATAGCTGTAGCATTTCCTTTTACAGAAGCTATAGAACCTTCAGTTAATGTTAATAGTTGACCAGTTACTGGTACATTTGGACCAATTCCAATATTGACAGAACTTAAAGCAGTAGTTGCAAGTAATCCAGTTACAGTGAATTTAACATCAGTTATTCCTTGGCCCCAAGTTAGAGAACCCCATGTTAATCTTCCCCAACCAGATAAGTTATAAGCATCAAGTGTCCCAACAGTACCTGTTAACTGTTCACCAGTTACTGATACAGTTAAATAATTTTGTAGACCCCAATTACCTTGGCCCCATGAAAGGATACCCCATCCATAACTAATATTTCCAAGAGTACTTGTTAACTCTTGACCAGTTAACTGTACAGCAGAATCCCCTTGTGAATTCCAATTACCTTGGCCCCATGAAAGGATACCCCAGCCATTGGCCATATTTTTTTTCTCCTATTAAGAGATTCTGATAATCGCTGCTGAGCTTGTAAATGCCGGGAACTGAATTGTAAAAGTTCCTGAAGTAGCTGTTTTATCTGCTCCAAAGTTTAACACTGCAACTGCAGAGTTAGCTGATGAAGTATTATAAATTAAAGCACCTCTAGCTGTTAATGTAACTCCAGTAAATGACAAATCAGAAAAGTTAGTGAAAGCAACAGTTGATACAACTGAAGTTCCAGAATTTACTAATTTTTTTCCACCAGATACATAAGTTCCAGTATTTCCAACTTGTCCACTTGTAGTGAATGAAGTTGTAGCTGCGCCTAAAGTAGCAGTTGATACATACAAAGCCAATTTGAAAACATTACCAGTTGGTGCTGTTTGAAAATTTTGGCTTGCTTTTAATAGTTGTTGTTTAAAACTATTAGGTAACGCTTGTGTTATAGCCATGTTTTATCTCCTTAATTATTGTTGTTTTCGACTTATGCGAGGCTCTCCTTGAAGATACTCGTCAGTTCGTCTTCTTCCCATTTGTTCTAATGTGAATCCTTCAAGAACTTGTTTATATTTATTTTCATAAAATTGCAACAAATCCATTGGACCTTTTAGAAATCCATAAGCCTCAACAAGGCAAGCATACAATAAGCCATTGGGAAACTGTTGACTTAAATATGTATTTTGATTTGTAGCTGATAATCCAGTTGGTTTCAAGATATAATTTACTTCAATAGTATAATTTTGATCAGGAATAGGGGCTAAAACTATGATATTCTCATCCCAATTGGCATAATACTTAGGTCTTCCGTAAGTATTTTGTTGGTTATACTCATCTATGAAAGAAGTATCTCTAATTTGTAAAAAAGTTCTTTCTTCTCCGCTTACTATTTCAGCATTTCTAATAACTAATAAATTATCTGGTAAGTTTAAAAATTTTTGATTTACAATAAAAGTAGTAGTTGCATATTTTCTATTATTATCAGAATCTACATCCCTTAAAATTCTAAATTCAGAATCAGAAATAAACCCATCTATAACAGAATCTGTTAAAACAGTATTAGACACTTCGGTATAACTTCTAATTTTTGCAACTAATTCATTATATGTCATATTAAGCCTGTAAAGTTACTGGACCTGCAGAGTTTTGAGCTCCACCACCAGCTATGTTTCCAT